TATTGCTGAAGAGTTAGTAAATCTAGCAAAAGAATCAAGTGGCGAAGATTGGTCTGTCACTAACATAAAAGACCATCAGATAGGTGAGTTAGCACGCTGTGTCACCCTTCAAAATCTATACTTAGATCGCGAAGAATACGAAAAATGTGCATTAATGAAAATAAGAATCATGGATTTAAGTGATAAGTTAGGCTTACCAATTGACTCCAATTTAATGAATTTTGATGATGAAGATGAAATATAAACCAATGTTAGCTTACCCAGTAAGTGACAAACCAATAGACTATAAGAAAGTAGTGTATATGCAACCAAAACTTGATGGTGTTCGCTGTCTTATACAGTGTGACAATGGCCAAGTAACTGCGTATTCACGTGCAGGTAAAGAATGGAAAAATATTGACCATATATTGGAAGAATTAATTCCTTTTTTTACAAAGAACCCAGATGTTGTACTCGACGGTGAGTTGTATAATCATATTTTTAAAGATGATTTTGAGTCTATAATATCTATGGTTAGAAAAACAAAACCAACTGACGAGGACAGATATATATCAGCCCAAAATGTACAATTTCATTGTTATGATATAATAGATACCCACAAATCCTATATGCAACGTAGAAACTTTATTGTGCAAAATCTACCAATACGTGATTGTATTAATGGTGTATTTACACAATTAGTTAGTAGCGAAAAAGAAGCTAAACAGTTCCATGAACATAGTTTAGAGCTAGGTTA